AGGTTCAATAATGGGCAAAAAATCAAGACCGGAGGGCTTAGATGAAAACTCAGTGGACGTTAAAGAAGCGGAAAAGATCACGGGCCTCACAATTAGCCAGCTTCAATATCGCACTATCAAGGGCCAAATCTCTGCGATCAAAATCAAAGGCGTCAATTTCTACAACCGAATTGAACTTGAGAATTTCAAAGACAGCCTTTCAAGGGAAGACCGCCTTGATCGATTTGAGTTATCAAATGAAAAGAAGCGCATCGATATTCAGAAAGTTCGGCAAGGCATGGGAGAATATGATCAAGAACGACTCGACCAATACCGAGAATTGATGCATGACGGCCTTGCCCATTTCATGACGAATCTAAGAGAGGATATAGTAAAAACTTGTCAACTTACTACGAATCAAAAGAAGTTAATCAAAGAATCCGTGGATCGGTGTTTGACTGCATCTCAGGATTGGCTCAATTCATTAAGCCAGTCATAGTCGAACCCGTTATTCAATGGATCGAAGAAAATATAGATCTGACCGATGACGTTACTGCAGATCATAACGGTCTTGTAAGCTTCGATAAAACTCCCCATTTAAGAGAGCCAATTTCCTGCTGGGAAGATGAGAACGTTTTAAGCATTATCGCTATGGCTGTCGAGCAGCTTGGCAAGTCTTCCATTTGGCGGTGGCCACTGCCATGGCTCCTTGAATTTTACCCCGCGTCTAACATGATCGTCTATCCGAGTGACCCCCTGGCGCAAAGAGTCAATAAAGATACCGTTGAGCCTTTGATGAAATGTTCTGAGAAGATCCGCAAGGAACTTGAAAGGCCGTTTGCCATGAAAGCCGGAGAATACAGGCTTTCAGATTCAGTTACTTATTTTCAGGGTGCGGGATCTCCGATTATAACAACTCCGGTTAGATTCATGATGGCGGATGAAATTAACGACTGGCCGGAAGCTTTGAAAGAGCAGAATGCCAAAGACATAATCAAAAGAACCAGGACATTTATGCATCCTAAAATCTGTATCGTCTGTACTCCTTCGGTCCATGGGCAACCTATTGAGGTTCAGTTTTATTCTTCCTCTATGGGGTATTGGCATCTGTCTTGTATAAAATGTGGGCATCTTCATCCGAGTTATGACATAAGCAGGCTTGAATGGTCTTTAGCCGATGACGAAAAAACAATCGTTCCAGATTCAATCCGGTATATTTGCAAGGAATGTAAACACAAGCATCATGAGGAAAACCGATATAAATTAAACCAGCAAGGTCAATATGTGCATAAGCATTCAGGCCGGGAAAGGAATAGAGGTTTTCAATGGGGTGCTCTTGCGAGTTTGATGCCTAATTTAACCTGGATCGATATAGCCGAAGCTCAGATGAAAGCCGGGCGAAAATCCAACCTTGTTACTCAGCAGGATTTTGATAATTCTTATAGGGGATTGCCTTTACAGGAGAGGACCGATGATAGAGAAGAAATGGAAATTATAAAAAGTCATTTTGCAGAGCCGAAAGAATTTGGAGAGCTGCTTGGTTTATTCATGATCGCCGATACCCAGGATGACGGATGGTTTTGGATAGTCCGGGCTATTGATACCAAAATGAATTCAATGCTGGTTGAAAATGGATTTGTTGATCGGCTCAGCATTCCTGAAGATGGCAAAAGACGAAAGGATGAAGACGGGGTTGAATTTAAATATCTTGAGGATGTTTGGGAAAAGTCATATTTAGGATTTCTTTGTATAGCCGGGATGGTTGATGAAGGCGGTCACTTTTTTAAAGAAGTTACTAATTTTGTAAAACCTGCCGGGCTTTATTCTTACAAGGGGGATACCCGGACTGAAAGATTTAAAGTTTCAAAGACAAATTCTAATAGGATTCTCGCCAATGCTACGGTTTTCAAGCAAGAGCTTCTTTATCAGCTTTATACGCAGCATGATCGAACTAATAATTACTGGATGATATCAGAAGACGTAGATCCTGAATACCTCAAGCAGATGGAAGCGGTTAGGCCTAATACCCGCGTAAAAGAGGGTCATCATTTCCGAAATTATACCAATGGCGATAGAGCCGATCATTACTTTGACTGTGATAAAATGTTTATAGTCATGGTTGAATTTGCAAAAGAAAATTTCACCGATGATTCTTGGCTCACACAGCATATCCCTTTCATAGAAAAAGAACCTGTTGAAAAAAAGAAAAGACGAAGGCCGAAAGGAAAAGCGATAATCTATTGATGAGTTCAACAATGGATAAATTATTTTATTGCACGGGGTGTAACAAGAATTATACCGGGAAACCGACAATTCGTAGAATCATTAAAGGACGCGATATCTACCTATATTGTCGGTTTTGTGTTGAACGTTTTGCAAGGGCTGATAAATAAATGACTGAAGAAAATGCTTGATTGGTCACACTTATGGCAGAGCAGTGTTTATTTTGATTGCAGGCATGTTTATGAAGAGTGGTATACTTTAAAATATGACAGCAATACTAGTCCTGCTAATGCCCCATTAATGAAAAAAATTATATATGAACGATGCATTTATTGTTGTGAGGTGAGAATAAAATGATTGAATTACCAATAACAATATCCTACGACAGTTCATGCGACCATAATATAGAAATCATTATACATGAAAGCTTTACAGGATACACATATAAATGTAGCAAATGTGTTTGTGCGGGCATTGAAAGTTTTGTATATCCTTCGTTAAGCATTGCAATAGCAGGATCTTAAAATGACAACTTTTTGACACGTTTAAACAAATCCATTACGCTAGTTAGGGATTTTTTGACACTTTTCCCTTAACTCAGCACAAATTAAGCACATTATTTAACAAAAAAGTTTCTGCACCCCTTCAGACATAAAAAATAATGTTGCCCATAATTATAATAACTTTGGAAAACCCGTCCCTTTTGTCCCTTTCAATACTTCAGACAATTCATTAAGCACAAAACCTCTCAAAAACTCCCTTTTTTGAACAAATTCCTTGACACTTGCTCAAAAAGGGTACTAAATTAGTACATACTGTTTCAATATTGGACACTATGTACTGAAATGTCACTACTTTCCGACACCCAGGCCCAATTAGTTGTTGTTGAGCGAGCTATATCGGACATCTACGGAGTTGGCCAGGAATACGAATTAAAAGAAAGTCGAAGAGTTAGACTACCTGCCTTAAAAGAACTTTACAAAGAGCGCAATCGCCTCCGCCGACTCATAAGAACTTACCAAAGAGTCAAGACTTATAATATTCCAGACCATAGCCAAGGGAACCGCCGTTTTGATCGGACTGATACGGAAAATTAAAAAGTTCGGGGCGTTTCTTAACCGCCTCGATGCAATTGATCGCAATAAACAGCATCAACGTGAACGGATTAAGGTTGAGCGAAAACATGAAGTTGATGAGAATTTTGCGAGTGAATTAAGACGCTTTGAGCATATAGCCAAGGGCAGGCATCTTTATAGAAACTTTCCGTTATGTAAATCATTAATGAAACAGCTTAGGTGGAATGTAATCGGCAACGGACCCGAATTAATAGCAAGATCTCAAGATACTGAATGGAACAAAAAAGTTGAGGTTTTCTTTAACTCTCAATTTTCTCGGGAAGCCGATGACATAAACAATCGGAACCTTCATGATCTCAATGGCATAGCTTTAATCAATATGTTTTTAACCGGGGACTTGGTTCAATGGTTTAATGAAGATAGCGGTAAATTGCGCTTCTTTGAAGCTGATCAAATCACTGAAATGATAGTCAATGATTTCGATGAATGGAAGCTTGAACAGCAAGCCATGGACGAAACAGGGAACCTAGACATCGATTCGATTATTCAAGATCGAGGTGTTGTGATTGATGAAGCAACTAGTAAAACTCTTGGTTTTTTCGTCACCAGGTTAATCGGTCAAACGCCAGTTAAGCGAGAGGACGTAACTTTCTTTCCTTCAACTGAATCTACAATGCTGGTTGATCCTTATAGGCCCAATATGAAGCGCGGTATATCCGATGTCATAACTTCAGCCAATCTCATGCAGGATCTTCACGAAATGCGTGTAGCAGAGCTCGGGAAAGCAAAGACTCAAGCCAATGTCATAGGAGTGGTCAAGTCTGACATCTCCGAAGAAATAGCCCAATCAAGAAGGCAAAGAGAGCCCATCACTGAAATTGAAGAGCAGCAAAACGAAGAAAATGACGGCACAGAAGGCAGGGCCACCAATGACCGATACGATAATTTTGAAGAGATCTTAGGAAATCGTGTTGAATATCTTAATGAAAACGAAAACCTGGAACTCCTGGAAACTAAAAGCCCTCCTCCTGATTACGTTAATTTTTATAACCATGGCCAAGACTCTGTAGGCGCCTCTTTCGGGCTTTCTCCCTTTCATACCAGGCTTACGACTAACACAAGTTTCTCAGCCGCAAGAGCTGAAATAATCATAGGAAAAGTGACCTTTCAAATCTACCAGAAATTTGCTGAGCGTTATATCTATGATTGGCAGGTTGAAAAAGCAATCTCATGGGGAATGAGACAAGGAAGAATACCCAGCAAAGCACGGGAAGACTGGTTCGGAATGTGGTCCTTTTCCTTTCCGGAGTTGGACGCGATAGATGAATTTAAAAAGGTTAGGGCCACTTCCGAAGCTTTAAAGACCAGGCAGATAGACTACGAGGATCTTCACGGCCCGGACTGGAAAGAGAAATTTCAAAGAATTCAAGAGCAGGAAAAAGAGGCTGGACGTCTTGGCATAAAGTTAAATCTCATCAAAGAAGACGCCGTTGTTTCAGAAAGAGAATTAGAAAATCTTGCAGAAGATGTAAATGATTTGATGGCTCAACAGGAGGCCCGAGGTGAATAGCACTGAAGAAGTTTTGAAATGGTATGACATAAAAGCCGAATCTCATGAAACCGTTACCATAGAAGCCCGTATTATGGATGAAATTGGCGGTAGCGGTGAAAGTGCGGAAGATTTTATAAACAAAATTGAAGACTTTGGCAAAATCGATGTTTTAAATCTTGGGCTATTGAGTCCGGGTGGGCTCATAGTTGAAGGCATGGCGATATTTGACTTTTTGGTAAGACTTCAAAACCAGGGAATAATTGTCAATACAAGAGCCATAGGCGCTGTAGCATCGATGGCAAGCGTAATACTCATGGCTCCCGCTAATTTCGATGGCAAAATTACTATGAGCGCAAACGCCCATATAATGATTCATAATCCATTTGTAGGCTTAGAGGGCGATGCTGAAGAGCTGCGGAAAATGGCAGATGATCTTGATATGTTCAAAGGTCAAATTATCCGGGCCTATATGAATCAAACCCACCTACCAGAAAAGAAACTTTCCGAATTCATGAAAGATGCAAAGCGATTTACAGCCGAAGAATCTTTAGAGTTTGGTTTTATTGATGAAATTGAAGGGGCTGTTGAGGCTGCAGCCAAATGGAATATGCTGGATTACAATTTTGTAAATCAAGCGGAGGTCCAAACGCTTATCCTTTCCAAAGAAAGATTCGAAGATCGAAAGGAAGCCCGTAAATGGGTGAAACGTCAAAGGAAGGACTTTAAGACTGGCAAAGTTGACGAAAATGAAAACTCTTTCCGATTTCGTCAATTTAACCCGAGTGAATGCTCCAGCCGACCTTCAACTATCACTTTAACAGATGGGGTGAAAGCCGTCATCTGCAATAGAAATTCAGAAGGTGAAAACATGGATGGAAAAGAGTTTTGTGATGTGGTCATAGGTCAGCGTTTGGCCACGGTTATGAATTCCCGGATTGATGCAATGGTTTCAGATGAGGTAAGCAGGGCTCAAATCCTTGAGACTATGGCGAGTAATGCAGGGGTCGATATAGACACCGTCAATCAAATTTTAAGGGGAGAATTTAACTGTCCTCCCCTAAACAGGCTTTCAGGTTTCGCGCAAGCTCTTGATGTTGAATTTTCAAGATTAAGACAGGCTGCAGAGACAGACGGCTGTAATTATGATAACGAAGAAAATAAGGAAACTGGCAAGATGAAAGACGACAAATTCAAAAACGAAAATGATGCAGAAAAAGATGAAGAGTTAAACGAGGATTCTACAGAGGAAACAGAAGAAAAAGAGGGAAAAGACGACTCTGCAGAAGACAGCAAAAGCGAAGAAAGTGAGGATTCAGAAGACTCTGAAGATTCCGAGGAATCCAAAGACAAAGATTCTGAAAAAAAGAAAGACGAACCGGAAGATAAATCAGATAAAGATTTTAATGCCAAAGCTGAAATTGATAACTTTGTAAACCTTTACAAAGAGCAAACCGAAACGTTGAAAAACGCAATCGGTGTTATCGACACTTTGAGTGCCGAAAACAAAGAGCTCAAAGAAAAGGTTAAAAGGCATACCATAGGCGGACTTGGCTACGAGAAAAATGCCTCAGATGAAAACAGCAAGAGCGCTCAATTTAAAGCGATTGAAGATCCTGCTGAAAAACAGGTGTTTTATCGTCAACACAAAGAAGCAATTAAGAATGGAAAATAATTAAATTTAAGGAGTTTAAATCATGGCTACTACTTTAATAAACCAAGATGCTCAAGTCATTGCCGCTATGGGACTTGAGGCATTTTTAGCAAAGTTGACCCCCCTTCGGGCTATGTCAACCGAATTCGGTTCAGAAGGCGGAACTGAGGACGATGTGGTTAAGGTTGCAGTTTATCAGGCCGCGCCTACAGCCACCAATTTTGATATAGCCAGCAATAATTATGAAGACGCTGCTGCTGACACGGTAACTTTCAAGAGTGTTACTTTGGATCAACGTCCAAAGAGTACATTCAGTTTGAACGATGTTCAGGTGTTGAAAGTTGACCTGGATGAATTGACCAAAAATCATGCTCATTCAGTCGCAAAGCAGACTTTGGTTTTCATCATGAATCAGATGCTGGTCGCAAACTTTTCAAATTCCAGGACAATTGCTCCTGCGTCATTTGATTCAGATGACTTTGCGGATCTTTGGGGTGATGCATTCGGTCTTGATTGGGGTGAGAAGGAATGGTTCACTGTAATCAATACAGCAAGTGCCACTTCAGTTCTGAAGGATCCCAACCTGAAGAACATCGAAAAGAGTGCTTCTGATTCTGTACTCAGGGATGGTGAAATTGGTCAAGTTGCCAATCAAACCATTATCGCAAGTAATTTCATTCCTAACAACTCGGAAAACCTTTCAGGGTTTACAACCGATGGTTCCGGCCTAGCCGTGGCTATGGATGTGATCCGACCTGGTCCTAAGTCAGAATTGGTAGTTGATTTTGCAGTTGCAACCGATCCAGATAGCGGGATCAGCCTTGGTGCTCGTATGCATCACGCTCCTGCAACTGGCGAGCTGTTCGTCACCTATGAAGTTCTATTTGGGGTATCTGTGGGTCAAGGCGATGGTCTTATCCGCATAACTTCCGCTTAAACGTATTTGGTTGGGGTTAGCCCTTCGGGGCTTCTCCATCCATGCTTTAACCAAAATTTAAGGATTTTAATTATGGGAATGGAAGAGTTTAAACTTCTGGATGCAGTAACAGCGTCAGGCGTAGGAGCAGCCAAAAATGTACCGAATGCTAAGAATATCAGTCTTTATTATGCCGCAACAGGGGTTACAACAGGGGCTACAGTCCAATTTGAAGCTCTGAGTCCCAATGGGGATTGGCATATTATCGATCAACAGGTAATAGGAGCAACCGGACTTACTGTGGTCAGGCTTGAAAATACTTCATTCCTGTCTGTAAGAGGTAACGTTTCGGCCTATACCGATGGGACATACACTTTAAGTACTAATGCACAAAGTTAAGGAAAATAATTATGAAAACTGGAGTTTTAATAGCACTAACAAATGAAGGGAAGTGGGAATTAATTGACGCAGGTCATCATACCTATGATATCCGCAAGAAAGCCAAACAAATGAAAGCCGAAGAAGGTGGCGGTAAGTATGAGAGATGGCTTTACTACGAAAATGTAGAGATGTCATACAAAGCAAAAGATGAAGCTGCTATGGCAAAACGTAAAAAGGATGCCGAAAAAGAAGCCCAAAAAAAAGAAGACATCATAGCGAAAGACGCAAAAAAGAGAGCCAAGGATGAAGTAAAGGCTGCTGACGTGACCAAGCAAGAAAATAAGCAGGTATCAGATAAACAGAAATCTTTAATCAGGAAACAGAAGAAGTAAATGACCTTTGATCTTTCAATAGCGGATAGGCATCTAAAAAACATTATAGATGAAATGCCTGTTAATGTCATCTTTGGATCTGATACATTGATTGGTAATAATATTCCTATTGATCGATTTGGCAGGCAGTTAAGAGGGACAGTACAAACTTTATTGGAACCCTCGACCGCTTTGGTTTTTCAATTGAGTGCTTTGTCGACAGAGCCTAAGCCTGGCGATGTCATGGCCTTCAATAGTAAAAATTATATAGTCATCGGCACGTTTAAAGATCCTTCTCTTTTGGATTTTCGGGCAATCTTCTTTGAGATCCCCAATACGTTCAAATACGCGGCCATTGACGGCACAACAAGCGTTGATGGCTTTGATAACGTTGCAGCACAGGTTGATGTCCGGGGACGGATGGAGGCTATAGATGTTGATACTGATTTTGACGATGGGACTCTTGATCAGACAAGGGTTTTTGTAATTGAAAAACCTACAGGGTTAAGCCCTCCGTCTACATTGCCGAAGACAGGCTGTGAAATTGAATTTGAAGGGCTTACAACAAGAATTGAAAACATCGAACAGATAAGAAGTTCGGACGGAGAATTGGTGGCATGGCGGCTAAGGGGTTAGGCATAAGCGTCAAGTTTTTTAACAGGGCAAGGCTTAAAATTGTCATAAAATTAGCGCGTCCTATGTTTGAGGAGTTCTTGAATAAGAAGGCTTTACAGGCCAAAAAATTTATGAAAACTTTTGTGCCCCTTTCTGAAGGGAACCTGGAAGATTCTATAACCAAGAGAAAACTTACAAAGAAACAGGGATTTGGTTTTAGGATATTTCCTAATCTTGCTCATCCAGCGATAACAAAGGGCAAGAAGGATACCGGAATTCTTGTCGGAGATTACGCCAAGAAAATGAACGAAGGCAATTACAAAAGAGGTCCAAAAAGCAAAGGGCATCGGCAAAGACAATACATAGAAAGAACCGGAAAGGCTTTGAGTCGGATTATCAATAAAGAAGCTCCCGAAGTTTTGGCCAAACTCATAAAAAGGCGAACAGCAGGATAATGGGAACGCTTGATACAATCGAAAATGACATGTTCTTAGGAATGGTCGATATCCAAAACAAGACTGCTGAAGTTGATGCGTTTAGACAGCATTTCAAAGCCGGGGTTATGAATTGCTTTATGCTGAAAATGGAAACTGGTACTTTCGGACTGGCTGAAAGACAAACTATAGAAATGCCTGTCGAAGTCATAGGCAAATTTGATACCTTTCAAAGAGCTTTCCAATTCCTGGAAAACATAGTTTTTGTTACAGGCAAAAAGAACAATTGGCGTCCCGTAAGCGATTTTATAAAGCACGTAACTTTACAGACTGATACCGGAGAATTTGAACTTATAGACGATTCCGATGAAGTAGATAATAGGCCGTTCTATGCAGTGAGGGTAGTTCTTGAGGCTTATGTGAATCTAAAAACAAAAGACTTACTTGAGACTACTGTCGAAGGATTTTTACATACAACTGAATTAGAGCTTTTGGAGGCTATTTAATGAGTACTACCGAGGATTTACCGCAGCTTACAGCATTAGCCCTTGTTGACAGGCTTTTTGTGGATGACGATTCAGATGTCGTTGATGATCCCGCAGGGAAATCAAAACATATCCAGGTCCAGGATTTATTAAATTTTCTGATTACTTCAGGTTCGGGAGTTCCTTCTGTAGCTCCAGTTTTTATAGGGCAGCAGTACATAGATACGGCTGCAGATAAAGTTTATATCGGTACAGATACCTCTGTTGCCGGAGATTTTAAAATATTAAATTAAGGAGATTTGACGATGCCTGACGCAGATGTAGCATGTGCGGCGATTGACGTTTTTAACCTTGGAGCCTTCTTTGATGCACAAGGTGGTGAAAACGGGACGCCAACTCAAGATATAGCAGAAATATTAGATAATCAGGGAGATTTGAGTAAGACTGAAATTTTCAATCAGCAGCTTCAATATTCCCAGGAATATATGTACAACGGTTCTGATCTTGATACCGATTTCCTCCCTAAAATTGGCGAGGTGATCGACAACGGTGCTGTTGATATTTCAATCGATAATATAAGCATCACTTTTGCCCCGAATGAATTCCCCGTAATTAATATAGACGGACACAATCATTCTGCCGGCAATACTCATGAACCGGCTACTACTGGTAAATTTGACGGTTTTGATTTGGGACTTACGGCTTTGATTGGGAATTTGGTAGGCGGAAAAGGTGTTCCGGATGTCCTAACCAATTCTAATACAGACGCCGACTATCAAAGCCTTGAAATAGCCGCTACTGCAACACTGGTTGAAAAACTCGGGAATAGTGGCGAGCATTTCACCGGTTGTTATTTAGATCCGAGAATTACGGTATCGGCAACCTTTACGGGAACCCCTGTCATTGTAGTGCCTGCCGGATTTAGAATTTCAGATCCGATAAGTCTTGAAAACGCTAACGATGATCAGAGAAGTAGCTCTGTAACCATTTTTGATGGTATGGACAGAACTTTTGCAGCTTAAGATCATGACGGGAAATGGCAGATATACTGGAGTTACATAAAAAAGTATCAGATGTTATTAAACAATGCGTATCAATACCGTGGACAGACATTTTGCTACTTCAAGAGCTCGAAGGATGTGTTCTCAATTCTGGCGAGAATACACCTTCTGAGGTAGCTTGTGATCTGCCCGTTTTCTGTGGCGGCAAGAAATTCTATAAACCAACATACGCTTATTTAGAATTTCAGAAAACTATCCCCAATTACTCCGATGATTTCGGTATTCAGAATATGCTTGCTGCATGGGGCTTGACCAATGCAAGAACCCGTGACGCTTATCATGAAATCAATCCAGATAATTACTTTGAAATCATCAAAGAATACAGACAAACTCTACATCTGACAGACGATGAATTGGCAGACGTAATTGACCAGTGTTTTGCTAAATTTCCCCGAGTCATCAAGTACAAAGAATTCATGACGAAAGTTGAAAAACAAGAAGCCTCTGCTGTAAAGGATAGTGACATACTGAAAATGGCTTCATCTCTCATGGAGAATTACGGACAGGACATAGGCTATTGGATTTATTCTATATCAGTTCAGGCCTGTATGTGGATCTCTTATCACTCAGTTAGTAATTACTGTTCTCCTGGTGACGGGATTGATAAAAACGCACCTTTGACTAAAGCTCAAAACAATTTCATGCAGCATAGGAAATTCATATTAAGCAAATACGGGACCGACGAAGCAAGAGAAAAATACAAACTTAAAAAATGGGAAGAGTACGTAGAACATGGCGGTTAAAAGCGAAAAAGATTTAGTCCTTCTTCTTGAAGCGAATATAACAGACCTTAAAGCCAAAATGGCTCAAGGCGAAAAGGTTGTAAATCGTTTCGGCAAGAATGTTACTAAAAGCATAAAGAAGGCTTCTAAGAGCTTTAGTTTTATGAAAGCGGCTATTGCTGGCCTAGTGACATTTGCAGCAGCAAAGCTTGTAGCCAAAATATTTGTTCCTTCCATAAGGGTTGAAAAATTTCAGGCTCAATTTGAAATACTTCTAGGCTCTGTCGATAAGGCTCAAAAAAGGCTGGAACAATTAAAGCGCTTTGCTGCTAAAACCCCTTTTGAATTGCCGGAGATCATCAAGGCGTCAAAAGTTTTGGAAGTCTTGACAAAAGGCGTTCTCGCTACAGGCGAAAACTTAAGACTGATAGGGGATGCGGCAAGCGGTACGGGTGAAGATTTCAGTAGATTTTCTGTACAAGTGGGACGTTTATTCTCAGAGCTTCAAAGAGGCGGTACAAGATTAGGGCGGCCACTTAGAAGGCTTCAGGAATTAGGTGCTATATCAGGGGATGCCCGCAATAAAATCGAAGCTTTAACGGCCTCCGGTGCGAGCTTTTCACAAATTTGGGCTGTCGTTACATCCGAGCTACAGCGTTTTGATGGGCAAATGGAAAGAGCTAACCGGACCGTAAGCGGTTTATTCTCCAACCTGAAAGACAATCTTTTTAATGTATCTGATGACCTTGGAAAAAACACGCTCCCTGTGATGCGCTCGGAATTAAAAAAGATAAACGACATTCTTGAAGAATTACAATCAAGCGGCGACCTGCAGGCAATAGGAAGGGATTTAAAAACTGCTTTTGAAGTAGGCGGTCAATCACTCAGATTCCTTGCCGCACAGTTAAATAATGTTAGAAAGACACTCGCTGTTGTGGGACGTGTTTCCGGCGCACTTATAACGGAGCCTAGCGCTTTTTTAGCCACTGGTTTAAAAGGGAAGGTGAAGGCCGCTGAAATCCTTTTTGGGCTGACTGATAAAAGGACCATTGCATTACAGGAGCAACTTGATCTTGAAGAAAAATTAAAAGGAAAAACTCTCGAACAGCAAAGGGTAATATTAAGAAATTTTGACATAGCGCAACGTAACGCTTTAATTCAAGACAGGATTAAAGACAGTGTTGAAGGACAGAACAAAGCCTTTAAACAACAAGTCGGCCTTGCCTCGACTATTACAGGATTCAGGGAGAATGAGCTTTCAAAATTGGTACGCTTAAATATCGAAGGGAAAGAACGGCAAAAACTTCAAGAGCAAGCTTTAAAGATCGCTAAGAATATGCGGCCTGAGCTCTTCAAGGAAAAGGAAATAAGAAGAGGAGTTGCAGAACAAGTTGCCGATCTTTTAAAGAATCTTCAGCGTGAAAAGCAGGGCATAAAAGCAAGGAATCAATTATTTGATCTTGGGCTTGTCAGCGTAAAGGAATTAGCAGCGCTTGAAGCTGAAAGGCGCAATCAAGAAGAAAGAATTTTACAAATTCAAGAAGCGGCTGATAAACTGCAAGGAAAAGTCCCGGACAGGATTAAACAGGAGATTGCTTTAAAAAAGGATTTAAGGGCCATTGAATTTGGCATACTTACTCAACGAATTAAGCAAGCAAAAGAGCTTGAGAAAATAGCCCTTGATTTAACCCCGAGGCAATTTAAAGAACAAAAAAAAGTACAGCGCGAAGAAGACAGGGCCGAAAGACGAAGAGAGATCAAGAGAAGGCAGCTTGAAAAACTTGCTAAGGACAGAGGAGTTTTCTTTGATGAAGAAGGAAGGCTTCAGCAAAGGAGGGGGGCGCCCATAGGCCTAAGAGCAAGACGCCAGCTTGAGGTTCTTGAGAAAGCCAAGAGAGATGCAGAAGACGCAGTAAAAGCAATCAATGAAAGACTCAAAAATCTTGAAGATGAGAAATTAAGGCAGGAAGAGCTTCAGAAATTAAGTAGGGAAGCTAACGATCTTTTAAAAGACATAAAAAAGAACACAGCACAGGATCAATTTAATTTTATACAGGCAGGTAATTAAAGATGGCTTTTGATGATAAAATAGCTGACGAAGATGCCTTTCTTGATGGTTTTGAGGTAGAGATAGTGACAACAATTGTCGCTATTACCATAGGCACAGAAACTACCCGGACGACAAAGAATAAACTCTTAAGAAGGTTTTGGATTGTCGGTCAAGATGAAGCCAAAAAATTAGCTGAATCAAAAGAGGTGAATTTTGTTGTTGATCCAATTGTTTTAAAAAAAACTTACACCGGAACTTATACAGTAGATAATGTTGATACCGATTACAATTTTGACGGCAGCGCCAAGGTCAAGCAAAATTTAAGACTCTCCGAAATAACTAGTACAATAACCGTTTCAACGGGATAACGATGCCAAATTTACCAGAAAAATTCAGGATAGAGAAAGGTCCAAAAGGATCTGCAAAGCAAGCGACTGGTAGATTCCTGGAGTTCCTTGGCAAGGTTGCTAAAAGGCTCAATCGCTTAACGGTGAGCCCTGCAGAAGCCGGATTCTTTCAGACTGATCAAAATGACCGTATTACTTTATTCATCAATAAAGATCAGATAGCCAGTCAAGACGTGCCATTTGAAGGCAGTTATGATGCAAGTGCCGACATTGCCACTATAGGCGCTTCCCGGGCTGAAGATGATTATAAATTTGATGACACCATAACGCTCCGAGTCAACAGCAATACAGCAACTAATGTAGTATTCAAAAAAACCGTGGCGGAAACTGTAGCGGCTGCAGACGGTGATTTCATCTTTTATGAGTTGGAATTTGGTGGAGGGATTTTAACGGCAATTGCTACTTTGAAATCAAGTGCTACAAACCCACTCAATGCAATAGGGGCAAATCTGAATGCAAAACATAGAATCATTGCTGTATTGGGCAAGATAACAGGCGATGAATTTCAACAGATCCAATTTGGTGATATAATCATTGATTGGGATATAATGCCTATCATAGTGAACTTCAATTCTGTGAGCAATGTATTCGATGTTAATATAAATTTCACAGTGGGCAGCTACGATTCCAAGAATGCTGATTTTGAATCTAATAATGCAGCAGAAATCAATGCCGCTGCTACTCATGAGATAACCCGGAAGATTTCAGAAGTCTTTGAATTTGATAAACTGGGCGGGGATTATACCATTGAATTTTTAGTAGTCCGATCAGTCGATGAAAGAAACTTCGATGCATCAAGAATAAAGTGGTTTCCATCTACGGCTGCAGGTGTTTCGAGTGACGCGGCCACAAACCTCCAGGAACATCATACCAACAATCCAAGCGTGACTCAGGTCTTATGGCAAATCACATTTAAAGCAGATGAGACTTTTGATTTACATCCAGTCGGGGATATAACCGACAACAAACAGCCCGACCTTCAAATGATGTATCAGGAAGTGCTGCATAGGCCCTCTTACATAAAATATAAAGTGGGGAATGAAATCGAGCTTGTCAGTGAAAATGCTGGTGGATTGTTCAATGCAGATCCGCTTACTCTACCTATCCCTACAGGGACTGATTCAGATATTTTCTTTAGATTCGGCAATGTTGATAAATTCGTTCTTGGACTCGTAACGAATCCCGCCGATAGAGGTAAACGCAAAATTGCACATATAACAACCTCTGCAGCAGGTGAATTGATCGAACTGACTCAGAACTCCATGGACGTTTTAGGCAATGCTTTACCAATCGGAAAGACAGCAAGTTTTGACCCGACAGCAATTACTAATATAGATATTATTGACGGTGTAATAGTGGACTTTAGTTAAAGGATAAAAAATGGATAATCCAAAATTTGATGTAAAAATAGAAGCCGGGACCGGACGGAGCACTTATGTTTTTGACGATGGCTTTCCCAATGAATTACTAGTCAGTCAATCCCTTGACCTTGATATAGCATGGTTTGATTCCGACCAAGAGGCCGGAGAGGATGATTTTACGACTCCTTTGGTTATTACAGGGCTTACGACTAACAAGCTGGAAATAAAGGCATTTGCGACAGATCAAACTCCTATATTGCTGAACAGTCCCGGGGGTATAGACGGCAATAAAACAACTTACGTAGTCCCCGCCGGAACAATACCTTCAAGCCTTGCTTTATTCGAACAGAGCAATGCAGGCGCGATTGTCATTTGGTCCACTATAGCAGATGCGAATTCAAAACTGATTGCCTACCATAGATTTAACCTGTTTGACGATGAATTCACAGGCGCTGGGGATGCGAACCCTGAAGGCAATTCTTTATTTGACTTCTTTCAGGAATCAACGGGCGTGGCCACCACGACTCCCGCGCCAACTGCCGATAAGAAAGCTTTGGCTCATGGAGATTTCTCAACGGCTCCAAGATTTGGAGAACAAGGATATTCTGGAGGCGGTCAATTCTCAACTGCTGGGGATGCTAAATATGCGACTTTCCTCGGGTTAGGCACTACAACAGACGATACCGCTACCGAAATTCTATTAGGCGGAGTTGCTGGAGAAAGACTGACTTTATTGTCCGGGCAGATGGCGAGCTTTGAAGCATTCATTCAGGCTAAAGAGGATGCAACCGGGGATGTGGCTTATATGTTCGGCGAAGGACTCATAAAGAATATAGCCGGGACCACGACTCTCTTAAAACTTCTGAAAACAACGATCTTCCAAAGTGGTTCTCTTGCTCTTGATTTTGACATTGAGGCCGATGACGGCAATGATTCAATCAAGCCTGAAGCAATCGGTGAAATTGGCAAGACTTTGAAATGGACTTTTAAATTTGATTTACAGGAGATTACCTAAATGACTTTCGATATTGATAAACAGAATAAAGTCTTCAATGGCTGGGATTTGCTGAGAAAGACTGCTTCAGAATTAACCATAGCAGCAGGGGTTATAACCGCCATAGAAGGCCAAAGCGTCTATACCGTGGACACCCAAAGCGATGACGCTACAGATGAGCTGTTGACAATTAATGGGGGTAGTGAAGGAAGGCAGATTTATCTACTGCTTGAGGATAATGCCCGGGTCGTAACTATCGATGTAGGAGCTGGTAATATTTTAGGCTCTGCGGATGTTGTTTTCCCCTCCAGTGAATTTGTAGAGCTTCTATTCACAAATGGCAATTGGACGGTCCAAGCAGGCCAGTCGAGCGCAGGTGAAGCGAATACAATAAGTGATACGGACGCCTCCGGTGGAGATTCTATTGTACAGACAGTATCCAAGGTCGTTGCTGATTTACGTTTAAGGCAGGTTTTAGGCTCTGAAGGGATACAAACCTCTATAGATGCACCAAATCAAAAGGTAGACTTCAAATCGGATATAAGTGGGCTTGCTGCGGATGGTGCCCCTTCAGGTCCGAATGACTTTGTAATGACCTTTGATGTCAGCGCCGGGGTTCATAAAAAAGTATTGCTGGATGATCTCCCTAGTACGGGCGGTGGTGAGGCTAATACAATTGGAAACGGCGCAAGTACGGGTACAAAATCCATCCTTCAAGTCCCGTCAAAATCAGGGATACAATTACTTCTTAGAAAGTTTAACGACTTCACGGATTCGGGCATAAAGATTACCGAAGATGAACCGAATGAAAAGCTTGATTTCGAAGTGGATATAGCTGGAACCACTGCATTAGGCGGCGCGCCTGCAGCCGGAGATTTATTCTTAATTGAGGATATATCTGCTGGGATATTAAGAACAATTCCCGCATCCGCTTTGCCTAGTGGATCGGATGTTGCAGTTGAAGTTTCAGGCGATGATACGACTCCAGGAGATCTTGAGTCCAAGATAGCTGCTGGAAATGCAGTGAGTCTAGCAACACTGAACGGTGGTGGCAATGAACAATTAGAGATTTCCGCAACACGGATAGGAGTCTTTAGAAAGCTCCCTATTACAATCGATCAATGGAAACCTGAGCCTTCAAATCCAGGTGTTTTCGGAACTGAAGAGTTGCCGACCAATAAAACAGTGTGGTCATTTTTCGAACTTGACAACAATGATGCAATTCAATTGCAGGTTTCACCGCCAAGAGAATATAATAACGGAGTATGGAGATACTTTGTTAAATGGGATGGGGATACAGGAGCCGTTGCAGCCCAAACTGTTACATTTCAATTATCCATTGTCGCTATCGGAAACGATGATTCCAGGGACGTTGCCTTTGGAACGCCAGTATCTAGTGCGGACCAATTGATCGTAGTAGGGGATAGTCATCATTCCACCATATCTGCCGACGTTACTCCAGGCGGATCAGCTCAATCATTTGACACTTTGATTTTTAGACTTGAAAGAACGGCTGGAACCTTAGCAACAGCAGCCAAGGTTACAGAGGTTCATCTCGAATATTTAGAGAGCAGTACAGAACTTTCACAAATGGCATAATATGACACTTGCACCACATAGACCAGATTTAATTCATTGTGTACCTGGTTGCTTAAGGGGCTTCAATGGAACAACACAATTCGCCTCCTTGACCGACATAGCAACAGGTGATATTTCTGTTTATATCGGCTGCAATATTATAATGAATGCTTTAACCAATGGCATGGTGGCCCTCTCAAAAAGCAACTCTGGTACTGTCAGAGAATGGGAGCTTAAGTTTAATTCCGCTGCAAGCCGTTGGGAATTTATCCTTTATGATTCCGGGGGAAGTCAAATAGGCTTGGCTCAAAGCACTATAGCTCCTGTTGTCAGTACATTGCATTATCTATCAGCAGG